GACGTTGGTTTTGGGGGGAGTCGTTTGGTCGCAAGATCTCAAACGGCTTCTTCCGAGCCTTCTCCCGTTTTCGGGGCGGCCCTAAGAAGAAACTCCAAGCACTGAGCTTTGGCAAGACCCTTCTGAACGCAAAGAAGGGGTCACCGGTCGTCCCTGAAGAACTCAAGGATGAGACGGCGAAGAAGCATAGAGAGGCGCTTACGAACAGGCAAAAGGGCCTGCACGCAGCAAAGCGTGAAATAATTGACGTGGAGGCCTCTGCACTTGACGACGAAATCTTGCGTGAGATAACGCGTAGTGTAGAGGAGCTTTTTACCAAACCCTTTAATCCGAAGGAGGGGCTAGCCCCCTTTCCTTCCTTTTCTGGACACTTCTTCAACGACCGATCGAAGGGCGGTGCATGCGGTACGATTCTGCAGAACTGGCGCAACTCAATGCGTTTCAGTACAGATCTCGCGTGTAATCGCTCGGCGACAGTGATGGTGGAAATGGAAGAGGGGACCCGTGAGTTTAAACACTACAAGGGAACCCTCCCCCGTTTCTTCCGTGCTATTGGGGACTCTTTGGCCAAGGAATCTGAATGGGGGAGCCCAGCTCTCCCCGTCCAGATCCTTGAGCCCCTCAAAGTGCGGACTGTCACGTGTGGTAGCGATACTGCATACTGGTTGTTGAAGGAAGTCCAGGATTGGATGTGGAGATCTATAAAGGTCAATCCCGCCTTCGAACTTATTGGTACGCCTATCACGGCGGAAATTTTGCAAACCCTCATTGACAAGGACCCGAAGTATCGGCGTTCCCTTACAGCCTTCTTGAGCGGAGATTACTCGGCTGCAACAGATAACCTAAGAAAGGTTTTATCCGACCACACCTGGTCTGAGATCTGTCGCTGCGGAGGTATTCCTCGCTGGCTGGAGGAGCTTGGCACATCCTGCTTAACAGAGCATTCCCTATATGAAAAAAGAGGGGATCTTAAGCCAGGAATGTGTGCCAAGCAAGAAAACGGTCAACTGATGGGTTCCCCCCTCTCCTTCCCTATTCTGTGTGTTATTAATGCGGCTATATGTCGACAGAGCTTCGATGAGAAGCTCCGTAAGAAGAAATTCTACCAGTTACCCCTAAAGGTAAATGGCGACGATTGCGCTATGCGTTACACAGAGAATGAGAAGAGGAGGTGGGAGCAAATTTCCACTGCGTGCGGTCTTGAGCCCTCGATTGGTAAGTGTTACTATTCGAGGGAGTTTGTTGAAATGAACTCGACCACCTTTTTCTATAATGATGGTGCCCTTCAAAGGGTGCCATATCTCAACCTTGGTCTCGCTAAACCGCGATCCTCCAAGGGAGATGAGCAAAGAACTCCATTTGATTTAGGTGCTCTTGGGCATGAATTCCTCAAGACTGCGCTGGATGGGCGTAGTTGGTTAAATAAAAAGCAATTAAAGGAAGTAGGGACCACACTCGTAAAGCTGTTCTTAAGGGAACAGAAGGAGACATTGAAGACCCTCGGCACAGAAAATGTCGATTGGTTTCTCCCGAAGTGCTATGGTGGTTTAGGCATTCCCGAAAGGAAGTCCTATATCGCCAAGCACGCTTTAGATGAGAATCTCGTCCTAGCTTCCTACCTCCATCAGCAGATGTTGGGTGGGAGCATGCCCCGAAGTCCATTTGGAAGGTGGACCCAGGATATGCACCCATGGCTCAAACGTGCGCTACAGGAAACTGAAAAGTATGAAACCAAATCAGTTCAGTTCCTGGACGTATTACCAGAGCTCGACCCATTTATGCCGACCTCCTGGGCTGACATGGTCGATGAAGAAGAAGAGGATGCTTGGGGTATACAACGGCGATGTGATCTTTTCACACCGGTCCTTTGGGACTTCGCCGCCTCAAGTACATTCAACTCCGTCGATAACATGATTCCAGGGAAAGAGCGTAAGGGAAAGGAGAAAAATAATTATAAAAAAGAAATTAATAAAAACAAACAACTCCAAGAGCGTGTGTACGCGTGCTTGCGACCTCGCAGGCGGCTATATGCGAAAGCCAACCAATGGGGGAAAGAGCAACAGTCAAAGGTAGGAACTAACCACCCCTTCACCGTCCATGACTTCTTTCGTCCCCGGAAGATCTGCACTGAGACAAATCACAGATCCCTTGCTATACTAGATCAGTTAGCTGTGGGACCGCGCAATTTAATCCGTTCGCTCCCGGATCCAACCCGATGGGGAGACTTTACCGTTACGTCTGAGCATTTAGCGGTATTGTTTCCCTCTCCAAATCTCTAATTCACTTCTTTGCCGAGCAAAAGGAAGCTCACTCCGAGACTAGAGTCCTAGTTTCTTGCTAACAACAAGGAACAGGTCCACATGGTGAATGTGCCTGCTCATTGCAGATCGTCGCAAGACGAACTGGTGAGTGGGGTAGGTGAGATGACGTCAAACCGAGTATTCTAAAGTCGACTGTTAAGTCAGAATCGTAGAGTGACACCAATTGTTTGGTATAGTTAAAATAAATTCAAAGAACGTTGTAAATTTTGTTTATGTCCAATAAGGGCAGGAGAGAGAATTAACTCTTCCGACCGAAACTGGGATTTAGTTTTATATTTGGG